CAAAGTTGGGGGGTACCCCACCTGAGCAAGCCTTAGTAAAATGGATTCTTTCATCTACTAGTCAGAAAAGTTCTTTCGATCCATTAGCCCCAATTCCTCCAGGAGGATTTGTAATTACGGTTTCTACTATACCAGATGGCATACGGGTAGTCTATGATCGGCCACAAAGTGATTCTGGGACCCTACCACAACCCAGAGAATATGGAAAAATCTTAGCGGTTGGTGGTCAGCCTGTAATTCTTTATGGCGGGGCTGATATGATTTCCCTGCCTTTTTCACTATATTATAACAACTCTATGGATTCCGGAGGGGATATTCTTCCTGGGAAAACTAGAATCTATGTATGCGGACTATAGGTAGTGATGAGATTATTCCATTAGAGCTTCTTCAACAAGGAAGTACCTATTATTTTCAGAAAACTTTTTACATCCCTTCTTCTGTAGTGGGCGCGACCGCGTTTGTTGGAGATTTCTCTGAAGTTCTTAAATTAGAGGATATGCCACATGACGGTAAGCTTGTTCGAGGTTCTGATGGGGAGATTACCATAGAAGATGCTGGAGTGGCTACAAATTTATATGTTAGGGTTGCTTCCTGTACTTCTACTGTAGCTAGTTCTGGTATTACTTATGACTTCAGTCTGCTTGGTGGGATGGTCAATGCTGCCAATGGGGCTCCTGTTATACAAGTTCCGATGCAGAATGGTATTGGACCTACAGATATTGGGAATTGGTCAGAACCGCAAAGGATAACTTTTCCTAATTCCAATACGGCTGAGTATATAAAAGCTCTGCAAACTGCCTTGTTGGTGTTGGCTTTGAGTCGACCAGATTTAACTCCTTTGGATTCTGTTCAGGATACGTTGAGTGCTGAGGTTATTCAGGCAATACAAGCTGGAAAGTATATTGTAGACAATCTTGTGCTACAACGTTGTGGGCTGGAAAACATGAAACAGCTTGCAGGTTTGTTGTATGAAGATTATCGGGGGACAATAGAACAAAAAGGTTTTCTACCTGGGTCTTTTAGATCTGATCTCTTACAAAGAATAGAAAAGACTGCTCATGATATCTACAACAAAAGCGGGTCAATGCCAGATGTAGAAAGGTTTGTGGTAGAACAGACTCAAACTTTAAGGTCCATTACCTGGGGGGATATTTTCAAAGAAGTCCACCCAGAAATAAAAATATACATACCAGAATATCTAAGAAACACTAAACTTATGGATTCGTTTCAAGGAAGGGCACAGACAGATGTTGGGTACGGGGTAGGGGCAAATCCCTATAGTTTGGACTGTGAAGAGTCTATTGTGTCTAATTGGCTTCAAACTCCTGGTTTGATCCAAGACCGTAAGCCTCATATGATTGAGGGTACCACAGGAGGGGAAGATCCCAAGTTTGAGATACGGCAAACTGTCCCGGCTTCTGACTATGAATCTTTTAAGGAAACCATACCTGTTGGACTTTGGGCAGTTTATCTTAGGGGCAGGCAAGGAGAAGTTGGCAACTATTCCATACAACTTTCGGATGACGATTATCGAGCAATCTTGGCACTAGAAGGAAATCGAAATATCGTTGGATCCGCCGACCACTCCCCAGTATTTGCTATAGACTTAAACACTTTGTCTACTTGGGGGTCGTATAATAGAACCGGAAGGTTTACCGATCCTGCAACTAAACACGTAGGGGTGTATTTCTGCCGGGGGTTATTTGCCAAATACCAGGGAGGAAAACTATTCCAAGAAGCAGCTTTAGCGCTCAGTGTGGCCGCGGCGGCGACACGGAGATCTTTGGCGGATGGGGAATGGTGGTCTTTCAGGTTTTTTGATTCTTTTCCTAGTATTGAAGATTGTTTGTCTTCTTTGTTAGATATGATAAAATCTTTACAAGGATCTTTAGATTCTATTGTGGCTTTGATTATGAGATATATTTCTTATTTAGAAGCTAGGGTGGTAGAGCTACAGCAGTTTATTAGAAGAATAAACGCTTTGTTACAGTCCTTATTAGGGTTTTCTTTTCAAATACCTCAATGTTCTGCTTTAGCTTTAACCTCTAATGGAACCGGAGGGGTGTTAGCAGACTTTGTTTCAGCCCAAAACAAACCAAGTGACAGTCCTTTGGCTTATGGTGCGGGATTAGTAGCTTTGATTCCTTTCGGACCTGGAGCTGCTATGGATATTGTAGGGTGGTTATTGAAACCTGAACCTGGAGTAGATCCTTCTCCAGACGGTACTTTGGGATCACAAGATACAGGGGTTCCAGATGCTATAGGGATTGAGGGTCTTCCCGCACCTCCCCCAGTCCCCCCAGATCCTGCACCAGATGTTTTATAGGAGGTTAGGATGGGGTCGTTCAGTAAATTAAGTGTCTGGCCTGTAGGTTATTTCAGAGCTTATTCTAGTTGGATTTTAAATGCTCGAAGAGAGCTACCTGCGAGAATAGATACTTTAAGTGCCGAGATACATAGGATAGGAATTATTAGAGTAGCTTATAAGTCAGAAGTTATTGATGGAACTGCGATAATGACAGAAGAAAAGATTGGTGTTTCTGTTACGTCTGGGTCCTCATTAGAAAGATTAGTACAGGCATATATTGCAAATGGGGGGAATCCCTTGGATATTTCTTCTTTTATGTATCCAGACAGCACTTCTTTCGATGAGGATTTAAAATCTAATCAACAATATCCTCATGGGGGCGTTCTAGCTCCTATGTCTTCAAATCCTAATGAGCCCCTACAGAGTACTGACGATACGGGTTATGGATCTTATCGTGGGGGCTGGATCAGGTCTGATAAATTTTATCCCGGGCGACAACAAGGTCGGGTCAGTCAAGGGGGCTTCGATGCAGATAGCATTGTACGTGCAATGCATCAAATTAGAGCTTGGGCTAATCAGACCATAAAAGAAAGACTTTTAGAAATTGAAGCCAGGATTATCAAACTTAGTGATTTAAGAGAACAGTTGGTTTTGGAGCGAGATGAAATTTTGGTTCAAGCCTTTGGTGGGGTCTTGGCTGGGGTTGGTCCTTTTGATGAAAATCGTTTTGATCCAGCACTTCGAGTTCAAAATCTTATTGAAGATATTTCTAAAATCATTTATGAGTCTGGCCCTGATGGGATTGCGGTAGCCCCGCGACACCGACCAGATGCCTACCTTCCTTTTACGTTCCCAGATCTTCCTTCAGATTTAGCCTCTTCCTTAGGAGGCTGAAACCTATCCGTTTTGCTTCCTATATTCGAAGCCCTGTAGGGGGCGGAGGAACAAACTAGGAGTATATACGTGTCTCGCGATTTTCAATTGGCTTGGCCTTGTCCCCATTTAACTATGGAAGAGGTGGTCACACTAGGAGCCGATCGTAGAACCCTAAATACTCGTCAACCTGTGGCTAACTCAGGAACGGTTAGGGTTTTAGTAAACGATGAAATGTTTGTTCCCCAGTCTGGTTTATTTTCTTCCGCACAGTTATACGGAACGATGTCGGGACCTTTTGATCTAATTGAGAATGAAGATGTGTTGAATGTTACTACTCCCGCAGGAACAAGTAGCGTCTCTTTAGGTATTCATGGAACAGCCAGACTAACAGCAGATGAAATTCTAAAAAAACTACAAAGGGCAAATTTTTCTGTTGCAGAAGTTTCAAATTATAACGGGCATTTAGTTTTTGCAGATACTGTAGCAGTTGGACCAGATTCTTTTGTTACTGTGTCGGGTTCTGCAGCCGGATCTTTGGGTTTTGGGGTTGCGGGGGTTAATTCATACCAAAGAAATGCTTTGGGCGTGCAGCTTTACCCTGGCTGGAGACTTTATAAAAGACCTGATGAGATAACTAATAGATATCCTAAATTTGACTACCCTGTTAAAGGTAATCCTATCTTTAAAGTTACTTATACTGTTCCTGGACATAGGTGTTTAAGGTGTGGGGGGGCCTACATAGAAAATGATTATCGATTTACTGTAGATGGTCAAGCACTTATGATTCAGGATGAAAACCTTTTATACCAAGCTTCTTTAAAAATGTTACTGACTAACAAAGGAAGCAATCCTTATCACCCTTGGTATGGGGCAGATATAAAAACTAGAATTGGGACAAAAGCTGTATCTGGAGTGGCAGCTTTGCTTAATGAAGATGTTCGTCGTGCGTTGACACGTTTCCAAACTCTGCAGGGGGAACAGTCAAAATTTCAACAAGTTTCTTTCAAAGAAAGGCTCTATTCGATACTGCAAGTTGAAGTATTACCTCATGCGCAAGACCCTACAACGTTCCAAGTAAATGTAACGATACAAAATGCGTCTTCCCAACCAATTGATCTTTCTATTGTGTTTACTGTTCCTAATGTAGTTGCCCTGATGGGCTCCAACGGATTACTATTAGGACCTGATGCGGTACAGTTACAAGCACAGAACCAGATTCCTGGACTGTTAAGGAGCTAGGTTAGTGGCAAGCAAGACTCCTAAATTTTTAGGTCCTGATGGTGTCTATAGGGAGACCTATCTTTTCACCACAGATATTTCCTCCAGATTTTTTACTGGGTCTATGGATTCAGATACTGTAGATATGCAGGTATCTGTAAGAGGAGCTGCTTTTAGCTCCAGTCCTGATTTAATATTGTTTGAGGGGACATCTTTTAGTATTCCCAACCCTTCTGCCTATCCTGATGGACTACAGCTTTATCCCGGCGACAACATAATAGAAGTTAAAGCCATCCTGTTTAATGGTGAGGTTACTGCACCTGGGGTAATACAAGCCACACTGTCCTTAGAACGAGATCAGCAGGTTGCCGTTATTGCTCCCAGTGGGGTTTTTGTAGAACGCTTTGACAGGTACATTAAAATAACAGTTGAAGGGTTAGATGATCCTAATGTAGTTGGTTATAATTTTTACGCTTCAGTTTCTCCTGGCGGCGGCACTACAGGATACAGACAAATAAACCCAGCTATGGTTATAACTGGGGATACTGCGGAAGAAGTAACGTCTCTTGGGGAAATGACCGTTGATGCCAGCATCGCTCTTTCCGGTGGAGTTCATGCAGCAGATCCGATGTATTTGAATTTTATAGGTACCCAAATTAATCAATTCGGCACTGTTTTGCAAACAGATTTCAACCAATCCCTAGCAGTTCCAGATACTACGGATCAGGTAAGGGCATTAGTTCAAGTTTCTTCAGTTCGCCAGGTACAGAGATTTAGTTTTATTCATGATAGGCGATCTAATGCTTCTTCTGCAATAAACCCAGCTATTCCAAATGCTGAGTTTAGTGCCATACCAGATACAGATCCATTATATTACGCAGTTGCCGCGGTGTATCTCATTGACGCTTCTGAATATGAATCTTCACTATCTCCTGAGTTGGCGGCGTCTCCTTTAATTGTAACTCCGGCACTAACAACTTTGCCAGTAGTATCCAGACAACAAATCGTACGTGATACAACTCTGAGCATTTTTAGATCTCACCCAGAAGTGGACATAAAGCCAGGTTCTGTGTTAAGGGATACTTATATAGATCCTTTCTCTACTGAAGCAGAAAGAATTAGATTTATTGTGGGCTTTCTACAAGCTTGCCAGTCTTTTGCCACATTACTGTCAATTGCTGATCCTAATAATTCTGGAGTGTCTATTCCTGTAAATCAATCAGCTTATAAACTTGCATTAAAACAAGCGTTTTTCCTAAAAGATGACCAGGCGGTTCAAAATTTAATTGATAATTGTTTTGATCAATTGGCTGCACGATATGGGGTAACTAGAAGTTCCGGTACTCGGGCGCGTGGAGAGGTTACCCTATATGTATCTGCTAGACCTACCACCACAAAACCTATCCCGATTGGGACTCTTTTGATTGGTGGTGGGATCCGTTTTCGTACAACTTCAGCCGCACAAATTTCTCCGACTGGAGCCGGTTCTTCCTACGACCCCAATACAGGGCACTACTACACTCGGGCTTTTATCCAGGCAGAGTCCACGGGTAGCTCTGGAAATGTGACTGCGGGTCAAATTAGAACGGTTAGCGGTATCTCCGGAGTATTAGCCCTTAATGAAGGTTCTACCTTTGGGGGCGCGGATTCAGAATCGAATCGAGCTTTAGCGGCGCGGGCTACTGGAGTTTTGTCTGCAGTAGACTCAGGAACCTATCGGGGATACACTCAGAAAGCAATTCAGGTTTCAGGGGTTCAGCAAGCTAACGAGGTAGAATCTAGCCATGGGTTAATGTATCGAGATTACGATCCAAGTACTGGAAAGCATACTGGAGGTAAGGTTGATATTTGGTTACGTGGGGGAAACCCAACAGATGTAACAGATTCCTTTGCATTCAGTTTTGAGTTAGTGCTTAATGGTCAATTTGAACCCGTAGGAGATCTGTCAGATCTTAGATTCCGAGCTGTCAACTCCGCGTTGACAACAGATAATCCTATCATAGAAATGATCAGCCAACCAGATTGGGGTTATGGTTTCGTTAATATAACAACAGGTCAGGTATTGGACACAACTAACGCAACTCTTATTACTCCAGATGGGATCCAATTAGACCCAGATTATAATGACCCAACAAACCTTCATATAACAGATGAATATCGAGGTACTTACCGTTACAGAACAAGTAATAAACATGTGTTTTTCAGGCAGCCTGTCGATGTCATAAATTCCTTGGTAGGTGGGGTAACGGGTTCAGTTAGCCCTTCAATTTACATGCTATTCCATGGGAGCGACCCGCTTCTGTTAGGTCGGTCAACAGAATCTGGGGATTATGTTCAAGTCGTCCAAACCACAGATATTACGATTCCGTCAGGAACACCAATAGTAATAACGGATGAACGCCACACCTTATTGGGTGGTATTGAGTATCTGTTTTATCTAGGAGCAAACCCCCTTACTGTTCGAGTATATAATCTGGATCGAAGTGTTGAGTATGTTGGACCGTACCACCCATCAGGAACTGCAGATTTTAGTTTTGAGGCGGAATCTGGAGAAATTCCGTTAGGAATACGATTAACTTCTGGAACCACGTTAGTAGTGGGTCAAGAGATCTTGATAGATTACCAACATGATGAAAATTTCGTAGTTGACTATCAATCTAATAGCTTAGTTTCGTTAGCACAATCTTCTATTGATGCTGATCGGCATGTTACTGCGGATGTTCTAACTAAGGAAGCTATCCCAATTGGAGTAGACATTCATGCCACAGTAGTTTTGCAAAAAGGGCAATCTGTGCCAACAGTAGATGGTTTTGTAAGAACAAATTTGGCTCGCTTGTTTGGCACGCTATCCTTAGGTCAGCCTCTACGTCAATCAGATGTTATTGGGGCAATCGATTCTGCCTCGGGGGTGTCTTATGTAGTTTCCCCCCTGACTAAATTGTGCAAGTCTGACGATAGCATTGTAGTCAGAGAAGAAATTCCTACGGATCAATCTGGGGTCGATTCAGTGTTAATTTCTTCTTGGGGCACAAATCTGGTAGACACGTATTTGCTTACCCAAAAGCTAACTTCCGGAACTCCAGATAGTGGGGGAGAGATAAACGATTTTCGTGGAGTTTTTGCTGATGAAGTGTTGTTGTCTAATAACACTGTAGCACCAAATAATAATGGGGTTCCTTTAAAAAACAGCATTAACGGATCATTTATTATTGGCAATGACGGTTTGTGGATTCCTGGATATAGTGATGATGTTACTTTACAGGTGCTATATCCTTTTGCTTCTGCGGGAGAACTCGCAGATAAAAGAATGGAAATCACACAGGATCGGATCTTAGTAACCGTCTCTAAGGGCTCATTACCAGAAGATGTTGTGTACCAAGCCACTTATGTTGTTTACGGCGATTCCGGGGTGAAAAACATAGAAACTGGTCCTACTGAGTATTTAATTTTAGGGGACCTTGAGTTTGTGTATGATGAGGACACTGACTATTCAGCTCTAGTAGCAGGAAGGCGGCGCTAATGGCTAATCAGCCTGAAGATAAGGTTATGTTGCCCTCATTGATTATGCAAAATCCTGCACCTTTTGAAAAGGACAGTCAGGGGCGTAAGGATGTGGTTCGGGATCAAGTAGATAGGATCATGGAGGCTTTCCTACAGGTACTCCCCTCGAACTATGTCAGTCAAATTAGCGGTCCTTTCTACACTATCCAACTTCAGGCTATGGCCGAACAGATTGCAGAATTTCAAATAACTGCACAAGAGGTTATGGCAGATTCAGTATTTGACTACACCAGGTCTGAAGTTCTTTTTCAAATTATTGGGTCTTTAGTATTCCCAGATGCTGCTGTAACTGGATATCCCGATTTAGAAGGAGACTTGACCTATAGAACTTTTCTGCAAAGAATGGTTCAGTTACTGCTGCAAGGGGCCACTGCAGCAACGATAAAGTCTGGAGTGGGGCTTTTAACAGAAGCTACCGTAGAAATTATTGAAAAAGGAGTGTTGGCTAGAAAAAATCCAGGTTCCGCTTGGGGATCAGACGATATGTTTACTTTTGAAGTAAACATAAATCAATTAAATAGTTTAGGGGATTCTGAATTCCCAACAGATCCGATAGCATTACAAAATAACGTAGCCCTTGTACTTCGGGCACTTAAACCTGCACATACTTTATATGATTACCGACATGTTTTCAAAGAAACCTTTACTCCTGTTTTTTCAGATGTGGTTTCCTATAATTTAACGGATTACCATTATCATGATTTACGAAAATATTGGCAAGGTGCGGTTCAGATTACAGGAACTGCGGGAGAAACCCTTACCGATAGAACGTTGTTTAATGATCCAACTAGGGATTTTTCTTCTATTCTGCCTGGGGCAGAACTTACAATCCTAACCGGCCCAAACTCTATTCAGTTAACTTCTACTTCAGAGGGGTACGAGGGACATTTTCAGATTTCTGAGGTGCGTTATTTCCCTGTGGGGGATGACTCAATCGCACGAGCCTACACTACCTCCCCTACCGGTCTAACAGGCTTTGTAACAGTAGTTGGGGATATGTTAGTAGACCTATCCCAGGATTGGTCTTTAGCAGAGGAAGGGGAGATTCTAACCCTGCTTACAGGTCCTAATGCTGGTAGTTACAGGCTAAAGACTGTGGCGGGTCTGTATGGCGGCCCTGTTGGAAAAGCTGTGGGTCCTGGAACTCAAGTCATTGTAGCCCCTAGCATGTTACGGCTACGAACTAGAATGAAGGTGGCGGCTACAGGACAATCTTATACACTAGTAGTAGATAGGGCAGGTGTTCAGGCTCCCAGGAGAGAGATCGAAGATGTGGGGGCTTTTTTCCATGGGGTCGCGCCCGCGACAAATGACACTTTTTTTACGCAGCAAGGACCGTTAGTCAAAAATTGGGGAGACTGGACGCCTGCCGGGCTGACTGATGTAGTTGTCGAGGTAGGTGGGGTAGCGGTTTCTGTAAAAGAAATTAATCCGTATACCGGTAAGGTAGTCCTAACGAATCCAGTAGTACTAAGTTTAGTTCCCGATGTGACCGTTACTTACTACTGGTTCCACAAGCCTGTTTTTGAAATGGGTTTGAATACTGAAGGTTTGGTGCTTAATAAATGGGAACGAATTCCAGGAAACGGGGTATATACGGAAACCCTAACTCCTGGATCCCATGGATATCAAATTCAAGATTCCACACACCCTAAAGGAGCTGTGGGCTATCCTGGTTTCTCCATGGGTGTGGTTTTAGGTGGGGTTGGGTATAAACAAGAGCCTTTGCTGATAGGTCATCGGTACTTGGGGTACGAAAGAGAATATACGGCTTTAATCGGGGACCCTACCTCTTTAAGGCTAAACCAAAGCCCACATGAGCCTTCTGCAGAAGCTTTCGAACGGCTTCCTGTTGGAGTTTCTGTAGCTTATGATGGCACTCAAGGACCTAACGCTTCGGTACCTCCTTGGACCTTATTGGGTACGGATTCAGGTGCTGTTGATATAAATGCGGGTACATACACTCTGGTAGATTCTAGAGTTGGTTCCTACATCCCACTTGACCCACCTATTGCCTATTATTACAAAGATGAGGATTTTTCTTTTCCCGCAACAGTCTCGGTTATCGGAAGATTTCAGATTGAAGACTCCGCTTCTTTGCTAAAAAGCACTAACACAAATATTCTGCATACCGATGGCGTGTTTACTGGAGTTGGGTTCGGTTTTTATGACGAAAGATACCTATATTTAGTTGGGGCTTTGTTCATAAATGGTGTTGAGCATATTGGAATACTAAAAGACACCAACAAAATAAATCTAATATCAGGTTGGAATATTGGACCAGAAGTTACAGGTACAATTACAGATGCTAATACAATAGCGGTTCCTACTGCCACTTCTCCGCAAGATTTAAGATCCGGAAGTAGATTTCAAATTCTTTCCGGTACCCAAATAGGAATCTACACAGCTACTTCTGTTATAGTTCAACCCACTGGGGTTACAACCCTTGCCGTAACCCCGGCGTTTCCCACAACTCCAATTAACAAGTTTGGGAATAAATATCCTCAGGTATTTTTTGAAACTCCATGGTCCGGAGCCCTTTCTACTTACAGGATGGTTGTCAGTACTAGACAAAAGCAAGCATTACTAACTGTTTCTGGGTTGTCTACTGCTACCATCGTTTCGGTACGGGGGACTTCTATTCCTCAGCCCTCTCAATCCTCATTGGCTTTGTTTACTCAACCCTCAGGTCCCAAGGTGTTTTGGGGATCTTTAAGCTATGAGGCATGTAGTAGAACTAAGTGGAGCTTTCTCCGGTACGGGGTAGTTCCTGATGACGCGTATGTTCGACAACATGTAAAAGCCCTAAACGCAGAAATGTCTGTGTTGCCAGAAAATGATGGGTTTTACGAATGGACTACGACTCAGAATTTTGGGTATTCGAAACTAGAACGAGCAGGGCTGTTACTAAAGTCTACTTCTGCACACACAGATTTAGATTTTTCCTTTGCTTACACCAGAACAGAGCCCCTATTTGTTAGAGATTCCAACATTGATTTCAGAGCTTCTTTTTACGTAGCTTCTGGAGTTTTGGGTTGTGGGGATGCCCAAGTTCTATTGAATGATGGAACCCGAGAAGTTCGTATGGGTTCTTTGCTGTTTTACGAAGATGCTGGTCAGGACCCGTATAGAAAATTAATAGACTTGCCAAAGATAACTTTGAGTGGTATTTGGACAGCATCTAATCAAGGTTGGACTCTAGTTTCTGGAAGTACTGGTACCGCTACTTGTCATGAATCAGACTTGGTGGTTACCCAAACTTCTGGACATTCTTTAAGTTATCGAAAAATTTTGTCTGGGATGGGATCCCCTTATGTGGAAACCGCATCCTTAGTTGCGGATGCTTATTTTGCAGTAGATTCTTATATTGGAGATATTTTAAATACTACTGGAATCGGATTTAATGCTGATGTGGGGGCCGCTTTTAATGTCGGAGTTCGGTTAAGGGGAGGAGTTTCCCCCACAGTGCAGCTAATAACTTTAGCTGGGGTTGTCGTACAGCAATATAGTTTTGACTGGGATGATGAGGAATTTCACGATTATAGATTAGTGATTTCCAGTGGGGTGGTATCTTTATTTCTTGACGACACCATTCAAGTCCCAACAGAAAACTTGTTTAATTTTCCTGGGGGAAGCGGGACCTATACTTGTACTTTTGGTTCCTACACAATTCCATCAAGTACAACAAGTGTTGTGCGTTGGAGGTCCGTTGGCTTTTCTGGTTTGCCTGATTCTATTGCTGGTGTTCATAGGACTTTGGGTATTTTTAGTGGGTCAGATACTACAGATATTGATCATTGGTCAATTCCTAGAGTTGACGGCACAACTGCATTAAACTCTTCCGGTTTAGCCCTTGTAGAAGAGATGGATTGGCGGAATGATTCTGAGATTAGACTCCTTAGAGATCCAAAATGGGGTGTTACGTTATATCGACCGGATATGCCAAACCCCCCAACACACACAGTTCCTGCAGAATTTGTAACCGAAATTGCAGACACAAAAGAAGGATGGGTTAATGTAGAATATTCTCGTTTACCCTATAGGCCAGTTAAGTTTGGTTATGTTACTTTCGGAGCCTCAGATAAACGGTCCTTTACCCAACAACATTGGAGTTGGGTTCGTTGTAGGTTATTTAAACCTGATACGGATGATTACATTGCTCCACAAAATATGGTATTAAACTGGGCAAACACAGTTTCCAGTGGGGATAGAAAATTAGACAGTGATCTTGAGACTGTTTATATTCAAACCCTTGATACCAGAAGAGTTTCTCTGAAACCCACAAATATTTATGCCTCTAGTATTTATAAAATAATTGATGGCTCAACTATTTATACTAGGGAATCTTTCACATTTGATGTATATTCTCAAACAATAACTTTGAGTCAGGATTCTGCAGGTAATGACCTATATTTTAGTGGGGGTCATGCCGCGGTAACTATTATGTTTATAGCAGGCTCTCCTGTGACAACCACTTATTTACTTACCCAACCATTATTAGATAGTGCTATCCTTCTCAATGAAAACACACCAGTATTTCAAAAAAATCAATTAGGAGATCCTATTTTTTCTGTTGGTTCTGCTCCAACAGGCCCAGGAGATGATAAGACCTATCAAGTTGCCGTAGGTACTTCAGGAGTACTAAATTCTGGTTTGTCTACCTTAGCAGATTCTGTGGATATGGGAGAGGTCCTACCTGGATACGAAGTAAGAGTTTTATCGGGTACCGGTACGGGAACCTATACGGTTACGGGAGTGGCAGGTCATATAGTTTCTATAGTTCCGGCCCCACCTATAAATGAGACTGGTGTAGTCTGGGAAATCTGGGGTGGCTTTAGTTTAGGGGCTCCCGCAGGTAATTTAGCAGTATTTACAGCAGATCCGGAATCTTTGTATGCCTCTATGCAATTCTTTGAAGTGACGAATGATGGTTGGTCAGGATTACTGTCAACTCCATATGATGGGGAACCTTGGCAAATAGATTTAAGCGGCACAATGGTATGGCAACCAATGCCAGCACCAATGCCAGTACCCTCGGTGCAAGACCAAAAAGCTGGGATTCCTGGAGCAATTCTGTTTGCTAGCGGAGGATCCTATTTAGGGCCTGTAGTAGATGATACAGGCACAATAATAAATATAAAACCTTTAGGCGGGACGGTTGGACCTGGAACCGCAGTATTATATCCTAGTGGACGCCCTGCAACACAATGGGCTGTTTTTCAGACTAATTGGGATGGGGGTGGATCTATTTGGGATGGTGGAGCCACTACCTGGGAGTACATGCAAGAATTAGACCTCCCCGTTCAATATGTGACTTTCCAAACTTATTGGGATGGCGGTATTTCCTCTTGGGATGGTGGGGCTACTTTTTGGGACTGGGATACGGGAGTTCCTGTGCCAACTCCCATTAAGCCTCCTATGGTTCAGACTGAGTGGTATTACTCAGATCTGCAATCTGAATCGTTAGTGAGTAGATTAGTAGGTAGAGTTACTTTTGATTTACGAGACATGGGTGGTGGCGCAGTAGATTATTGGCAGGTAGCTACTTGAGGTGATTTGATATGGGATCCAGTATAAATCCTCTTTATCCAACAGCAGGAAATGCAACCACAGCCCAAGTAAGAGCTAATTTCCTCGCCGCAAAAACCGAAATAGAAGCACTACAAAACTCTACTGATCCAAATGGGATTAAGGTAGTAGAAAACACTACTGTGGGGTTAGGGGCTGCTCTTGGGGGCACGTCTGATGGGAGGGTTGCTTATGATAAAGATAAAGGAGTTTTAGTTAGGGATACTGATGCAGGAACCCCTTTTTGGAAAGAGCTTGCACAGAGAAGGGTGAGCAAAGGTACTACCGCGGTACGTCCAGCATTTGGCGGGATTACAGATGGGAATTACGTAAATCTATATTATAATACTGACACCAGTACTTTACAGCTAGACACAGGATCTGCATGGGTAGATGTCGGTCCAGGTACAGGTGGGGGACCTACTTTAACTGAAGATATCGCTTCTTTCGCATTCCCAGGCGATTATCATCAGGTAACGCATCCTTCAGTAGCACTTGGGGATGGGAATATAAAATTTTCGGCTCTTTATACAGAAGTAGGGGGTCTAACAAATACCAATTTATATTTTACAAATACTGCCTATGAAGATCTTAATGTAAATGGGGCTAGTTGGGTACAAGATGCCGGAGTTACAGGCCACTTTAGTGTGTCCCCGGGAACAGAAGTAACTGCTTATTGTGCTGTACGTTTTGGTTTTTTCTTGTGCTACATAACATCATATACAGCTCCTGGGACAGCTCCGGGTTCTGTAACGTTATCAACAGCTCAAGCTACAGGACCTATAACTAGCGTAGAAAATTTAAGTTTCTATTGGGGAAATGATGTCTTACCAACAACGCCGGATTCTATAAACTATCCCGTAATGAGTAGGTTGTTTTATGCTCGTTGTAATAGCTTTTTCGGCTATGGGGGAGTTTTAAAGCTTGCCAATCTTGGGGGGGTTGTTCATCAATTTTCAGGTAGTGGCTATGGTAGATTTGCAATTACTTTAGATAGTACAGTTACGTATCCAGAATGGCTTACCTATGACGGATCAAATTGGGTAGCCATGAATGTTGCCGGCGTTCAGTTAGTTCCGGCCACTTTCATGTCTGATGGTCTTAGACCTCTACCCGCGGGTGATCCTAGTGGTCATTTTTTGGGTAATACAGGAGGAGTTATTCCTGTAGATGATGGTACTCCGACAGCAACAGGCTGGGGGGAGCTTAGGCTTCTTATGCAAGCATATGGTGCTGGGGTTTCAGTTGGTTTCTTGATAGGAATACAGACACCAGGAGACCTAACAACCTTATCTGGAATGGCTGTAAATTACACTCTAAAAGATATTATTGTAATGCCTAGTTGTGGGTCAAGTACTGGGATGTATGCTGAGTTTAATGTAAAACGAGATGATGAAACTCATGCTACTTTTACCAAATATTTTGGCTTTCCAGTAGTTGACGTACATTGTCAGGTTTGGACCTGAGGAGAAAAAATGGCTTCTAACATAGATCCGACTAAACCTGTACAAGGATCTGCTTCTACCACTACCGTGAGATCTAATTTTCAATATATGAAGGATGAGATTGAAGCACTCCAGGTATCTACAGATCCAGATGGATATAAAGTTACCTCTGCTGCCACAACTGCATTAGGAAGTGCCTTGGGGGGATCTGCAGATGGTAGAATTGCTTATGATACAACAAAAAACATAGTAGTAAGAGATGCTGATAATTCAGGATCTCCTATTTGGAGAGATTTAGCGTTAAGCCGTATTAGGAAAGGTTCAACTGGATCAAGACCCGTGGCGGGTTTGGTTTCTGGAAGTGCTAATTTGTACTATAATACAGACACTAGTACTTTTCAATTAGATACTGGGGGGGTCTGGGTAGATATTGGTCCTGGAGGAGGTTCTGGGGGGGATGGGACCCTCACAGAGGATATTGTTTCTTCAATGACGTCAGGAAGCACACACTCAGTAACCCACCCATCGGTTCCGTTGACAGGAGCCGGAAGTGGGGAGATTCGATTCAGTGTGTTAGCCACAAAGCTGGGAAGCTCTACAGAATCTTTTTATGTGTTTCCTGGAGAATCTATTCAGAATCTAAATACTGGAGGGGCTGGCTGGGTACAGGACTCTGGCGTGTATGGTCATTTCTCAGCAGCAGTAGATCCCAATGTTGTGGTAGGAGTAACTGTTAATGTGGCTGGTACTGCTTATACTATAGCTTCTATAACCGGAGGAGGCACGGCTCCTTCTTCAGTAGAGTTAGATTCTGCCGCAGCCACTGGTGCTATTTCCTACATCCGTGCTTCAACAGGAACTCCCTATGACAACTATTTGTATATTTCTTACTATTGGGATGGTGGGGCTATTATTAAATATGCAGCAACGCCTACAATGACTTATGCTCGTAATAATGACATCAGCCCAACAACTCCTTGGGAAAATTTAGGTAAGTTTAAAGGTATTTCTGGTTCTGTTAGTGGTGGGGTTTATAGAGCTGCTTTCTCTTTAGATGGGGGGTCTACTTGGATTTCTTTTGATGGAAGTGCTTGGGTTACCATTACATTAGCCAATTTGGAGGCTGCAGGGTTACAATTTTCTACAGGTTATGCTAAAGACTCATTAGGAATTTCGTTACCTGTAGATGATGGTACTTCCAGTCCCGCTGAAGGATGGGGTACCTTAAGAACAGCTATAGAAGCTGCTGGAGCTGGTTTAAATTTATGTGTGGCTATTGGCATACGTACTCCAACTCTAAGTACTCCTGCAGGAATTACTAGTCTTACAATAGATTGGGCTGAGAAAGATACTGTTCACCCACATACTTTAAGTGAGTTTATTGTGTCTAGAACTGCTGCCACAACCGCATTGTTTAGCTGTAACACAAGTAGCGCCAGATCCGATGTGCATTGTCAAGTGTGGACTGCTTAAGTTTGAGGTGACTTCATGGCTTCTAACATAGACCAGACTAAACCTGTTGAGGGAAACCCAACTACTGCGTCCGTAAGGGCTAATTTTTTAACAGCAAAAACAGAGATAGAAAATCTCCAGAATTCAAGTAGCAGTACGGGCATTCATATTACTGAAGACGATACTGTGGGGCTGGGGGCCGCGCAAGGGGGTACACAAGATGGGAGAGTTGCTTATGATACAGATAAAGGCATATTAGTTAGAGACACTGAATCGATTCCCCCAGGAACTCCTTATTGGAAAGAAACAGCACAAAGAAAACCTCTTATAGGTACTACCTCGGCACGTCCAGCGTTTGGCGAAATTACAGATGGTAATTACGTAAATTTATATTATAATACAGATACAAGTACTTTGCAATTAGATACAGGATCTGCTTGGGTAGATATTGGACCAGGAACGGGAGGAGGTCCGACTCTAACTGAGGTAGTGATACCTTCTTTTCTTAGCACTGATCCACCCGCCTATGTCACACATCCTTCGATTCCATTAACTGGGGCTGGGAGTGGTGCTATACGGTTCACGGTACTTGGTGGGGAAATACAATCCAGGACTACCGAATATCCGACTCTAAATATGGTAGAAAACTTAAAAAGCTCTGCTTTAAATTGGGTGGCAGAGACAGGAACAAAAGGACATTTTGACGGGGCTGCAGATCTAAGAGCCGGAGAGTTTAATTTAATAGATATTGCAGGAACTGAATATGCCATTACAGCTTACAGCAGCCCGGGAACAGGTTCAGAATCGGTTACCCTATCTGCAGCAGCACCAAATGGATCTATAAACTATATTCGAAATTCTATAACCTATGGTGGGGCTGTTAGGAATTCTTATTATTATGATGGAGCTACCACACATTATGCGCATCCGACTGTTTTAAGTTATGTTACGGAATCTGCTTCCAACATGTTAACCCCAACAGATGCTGCTAAAATGGTATATTTTGAAGCTATTTTTGGATATCACACAGGTACTGCAGCTAAAGGTTTGTTGACTTTGGATGGCGGATCTACCTGGATTTCTTTTGACGGTAGTGCTTGGGTTACAGTAACTTTAGCAGATCTAGATAGTCAAGGTATGGTTATTCCCTTGGACACGGCTGGCTATATTTGGTTGGATTCTGTGGGTAGTGCCGTACCTTTAGATGATTTATCTGCTACCCCCGTAGAAGGTTGGGGGACTCTTAGGACGGCACTGCAGGCTGCCGGTCCAGCTTTAGATTTTAGGATGGCAGTAGGAGTTAGGGGCACCGAATTAGATGCTACACACGGATTTTTTCAACATTTAGGGATGAATTGGCGTGCAGAAGATGTGGTAACTTCTTTAGCTATAGGGCAGGGTTACTCTTCTTCTATTAAGTTTAGGGTTGCTCGTTTGACTGAGACTGTTACAGAATTTACGAAGATAAGTTCAAGTACTTATGATGATGTTCATTGTCAAGTCTGGATTTGATTGGTACGATAAACAGTCTATCGAAAGCTCCCTGTAGGGATAAGCCCCCCTTGTGGGTGGAGAGACAAATGAACACAACTTTACGAGATAAGCTGAGCCCTCCTTGTGAACAAATCAAAGTAGGAATGCAATTAGCTAATGCAGATAATTGTGTTTTTCCTTTTTCCGGGTCTGTTTTCGCAGATTTACACGATGAGAAAACTGGAGAGTTTTTAGCTCATTTTGAAAAACATAATTTAATTATGTTAGATGCAGGAATCCTAGCTGCCAGATTATTTAAAGATAGCCAAACTCCTACTGCAGGAAGGCACAATGGGATTACAATGTTGGGGGTGGGTACCGGGGCCACAGGAAACATTTTAAGTCCAGATGCACCACAACCAACACAGAGACGGCTAAATACGGAATTAGCTAGAAAGGCTTTTTCCTCTTCTACTTACAGAACTTCCGGTGGCGTGGCAGTATCTTACCCTACTAATATTGTAGATTTTACGGCTACCTTTACCGCTGCGGAAGCAGTTGGTCCTTTAGATGAGATGGCACTAATGTATACAGCTAGCCTTAATCCTGCTGTTACTAACCCAATTGTGAATGGTCCTTCTGGGTACGACCCGACTATTGACGTAACAGGTAAAGATGTTATCATAAATTATGTGACGTTCCCAGTGATTTCGAAACCAAGTACCGCAATCCTATCAATCGTATGGCGGCTTACTTTTTGATACATGGCTTACGAATTCCCAGAAGGCACGGTGGGAGTTCCCCATATTGGAAGAGTAACTTTTGATTTAAAAGATGCTCTGACAGGGGAAACTCTTGAATGTTGGCAAAAAACAAATCTAATAACTCTTGATGCAGGTATCTTGGCGGCCAGGCTTTTTAAAAACACCGAACTTCCCACTCCTGGTAGGAATAATGGTTTAAATATGTTATCCGTTGGGACTGGGGGGGTGTCTACTTCTGCTACTCAAAGAAGACTTGAAACGGAACTTCAACGTAAAGCTTTCACTTCTACTACTTACATAGATGCAGGGGGAGCCCCTACCGCAATAGCTACAGATATAGTAGATTTTGAAACCATATTTGGGGCTATGGAGGCTGTGGGGGTTTTGAATGAGATGGGCTTGTTATATACTGCAGATTTAAATCCTGCGGTTTGGCATCCCATTATGAATGGCCCCGCGGGTTACGATCCAACCATTGATGTTTCCGGTAAAGATATTTTAGCAAATTACCTAGTGTGGGATCCGCCTTCGGTAAAACCTGCATTTACGATTTTGACTATTACCTGGAGAGTGGAGTTTTAAATGGCTGTCAAGGACCACGAAATTTTTTACGCTGCATTAGGGGATCCTACTTGCGTTGTCCCTACTCCGAATACCGTATCTAGGGGATTGAAAACAGGTGATAGGTCCTTTGCTGCGGTTGTTTGGGAGTC